GTGTTAAAGCATGCTCAAAAAAACGCCCGCCTTTGCGTAAATTGCACATTTGACACAATAGTTGCAAATTCTCCATCATGTCAGAACCACCAAGCCTCTTTGGAAGAATGTGATCCACATGCATTGCGCCTTCGCTTTGTCCACATGCTTGACAGCATTGATCTCTTGCAATGACACGCTCTCTGATTCTTCTCCAGCCTTTGCGACTGTCCTCTTTCCACGATTTACTCATCAGTGATACCCATGCTTTTCGAAGAATCGCCAAGTGTTGCAGTGAGAGCCATATCTCGTCATGTTATAGCGAATGCTCCAATCAATCTGACGGTAGCCATCAAGATTGCGATACTTCTCATTTCTCATTTGACCCAATCCAAAGTGTGAGCCATTACGAGCATTAATTCTCCAAGAGGATTCAGCTGTTATCAGTTTATGAAAACATTGAAATTGCTCATAGTTAATGATCCGTGAATGTGCATATAGTTTCAATGCATCTGTATTTGTTACTGCATTTGCTGGATTAGCCGTCAATACTCCCGTAAGACATAGAACGCCCAATAGCACCAAGAAGCGGCTGCGAGCGAGTCGCACAGGCGGCTCTCCACCGCGTCGTGATGCTAGTGCATGCGTCAAGTTACTGATGAGTATGTGGATAATTCGAGCGCATGTCCTGCGTGTCGTCCACAGGATATTCACACCTGTGGATAACGCTTGTGGATAACTATTCATTGAATATCTTCCATTAATACGACTCCCATGACACCGCATTTGAGACATTCCAACACTTTCACATTAGGTGGCAATTTGTCAGTGACGATGCGTTCACGTTGAATGGTGATCTTCTTGCACAATCTACATTGAGCCATGTGTGTTGATTGCTTTTCCATAATCACTCCGTTTCAACGTCTCGATTGGCTGCAAATTGATTTGGCTCACCCAGTATCCACCCTGAGATGAGAGAAACCGTGGACGCTTTGCAACGCCCACTGGAATCCATCCCACGATGTAATAGCTTGGGCTCTCGCCACATACGAGCACCGCAATGTCGGTGTCTCTGTCATCATCCGTGATGATCAGATGTCCACGTTTGTGTGATGTTTGTTTGACTTCAAGACTGACGCCATGCAAATCCACATCTGGCTCATTCTTGAATGTGTTCACCGTGGGCACGAAATCTTCAAGTCCGAAGTAACGTGCAACGGCGATTTCAGCTCCGACGGCTTCTGAATGAATCGTGACTGCATTGTGGAAATTGCCCTTGTTGCCTTGAAATTTGGGATTAGATCCGTATCTTGATTCTCTTGCAAGTCCAGCGGACGCTGCAATGATTTCATCTTCGCGCGATAGTCGCACCAATATCATCGACAACCACCGCAGAACCAGAGAATCTTCTCGCCGTCTTTTTGCTGAAATCCGAAATTATCGAATTTACGGATGATGGCGCATTTGTCGCATTGCTCGACCTTATATTCAGAGATGACTTTACCTTCGAATAGAAGCTTGCACATCATCGTGCGTGGATTGATGACCTCAACGTAATCGCTCATTGCTGTGGGCTCCATTTGCCATCAGATCCGAAGTTGTACCAAATCGGTGGACACTGATCTTCTTTGCGAGCCCCAATGCAGCTGTAGTTACCCCATGCTTTGCCATTCTTTGCTGAGACGCCTTCGCGCCATTTGCGATGACCATGGACGCAGATTGGTGCTTCTTTGAGCATCTCTCCACCGAGCTGTGACGTGATCTCTTGAATCGCTCCACCCAGAGTCTGGACGCCAGCGGCGTCAGCTTCTTCTTTGGTTGCATACGATGGCATATCTCCGAATTTGGTAGTCCAGTAATCAATGCCTTGTTCAGCGTTTGCCACTTTTGCGGGCATCTTCTCAATCTGCTCCATCGTTTCGCGCACTGTGCGCTCAGCTCCGCCCATGACTAATTGCTGAACACGCATGATCGCACTTGTGACTGTATCCTCGACAAACCAGCGTTTCATATTCTGTGCATACGCGCCTTGATAGCCGTAGGCGTAATCAATGCCCGCTGGCAATTCATCGTGATTGCGAAATGCTTTTGCTTGAACCAAGACATAACCTTTTTCCGCATCGAATTCAATGATTGATGTTTCAATGCGTCCATAAGGATGTGTTGCAATCCATCGTTCCAGTCTTTCGCGGCTTGCTTCGTAGTTATCCAAGAACCCCATTAGTCTCTGTACTCCGAAACTCGACGTGAAGCTGCGTGACGTGCGACGCTTTTGCCGCGTCCGTAGCCGTCTTTATGCCCTGCTTTGTAGCCGATTGAATAGGCGATTAACGCCCACATTGCACCAGCAATTAACATGCTGATGAAGATTGATCCTTCGTTCATTTGATTGCTCCCGATTCCAGAGAGCTGCGTTTCAGCTCCCTAGATAGAGCGTGACACTATCGACTGACAATTTCAAGATTCCCGCGTGACTTGCGGCGTGTCGTTTGTGGCTTTTGGCTTGCTCTTCAATCCATTTCCAGCCAATACGCCACCTAATGAACCAGTCAAGAAGATTGCCAGTGTTTTGAGTAAATCGATAAAAGCTGCATCATTGGGAGCTTGCGCCGAAATTGGCTGAGTAACGAATATTAATGCGTAAGTAATGCCAATGGTGACGATGAGAAAGACCAATGCCAGCGTCGTGCCAATGATGAGAATCAGTTGCGCGTGGACTTCTTCTGGACTGCGACGACGATCAGGGCGATGGCGGTGGTGTTCCAATGACATCGCTAGTGCAGTTTCCCAGCGGGATGCATTGCGGCTTCTGGCATTCTGGCTTTTCCCAATTTTCGAATTCTTGGCATTCATATCGTGTCCATCCTTGATAACCACACGCAGTCAGTGTTGAAAGATTCAACACCATCAACACTGCTGCGAGCAGTTTCCGAATCACTTTTTATTGCCGAAAGCCACATCATTTGGATTAGCCCAGCGTGCAAGCACTGGCACGATTCCAGCGATAAGTCCCATTGCTAGATCCTTTGGATTTGTATTGCCAGTCATATAGACAGCTAGAGCCCCAGCGATTGAGCTGCGAAGCCATGAAGCTGCCATGCCTTTGAATTGATCCATGATTATTCTCCGATTCCTAGACTCCCGATAAGCGCAGCGGCTTTCGCTGGCGTTACGGTGATTTCGAAATGCATCTCGTCAGCACGACGACGGAAATCTCCACCCCAAAGCATTCCATATTTCTTCGCAAGAGCTCGAATCATCGGCACTTTTTCGCTTGGGAATGTCCCCTTTTTTCCAAGAGGATGCTGTGTTGCGTTCAAGTCCACAGCCGTGCCAGATGAGTGATTGCTCAGATTGTCAGTGGATCCGCGTACATTGCGAAACGCGTATCCCCAATCATCCAAAGAGCCTTCATCTATCGGCTCAATCAATTCGTGAAATTCTGCGCAGAATCCAGCAATCAATGGCGCGACGGCTTTCGCACATCGCACCTTGATCTTCGTGCCTTTGATTGGAACGCTGATGATGTCAATTTCAGCTGCATCTTTCGATGCTGCCCAGCCATTTTGAGACTTAAGAGATGAGTCCATTGATTTCATCCGTTGTAAGCCCGAGTGCTTCAAGCTTTGCAAGAGCTGAATTCTTTGCAGCAATTTTTGCATTGTTCAAGCTTTCACTCTCAGCAAAATCTTTTGCACGTTGGGCTTCAAACCGTTTCAATTCATCGCCTGATAATTCAATTACTTGATCATCAATCATTATATTGATTGCCATTTTTGCTCCTTATTTGTTATAGCCATAGACGGCGAGAGTGCCCGTCATGGCTCCAGAAGTTACGATGAAACTAAATCCATCGAATGCCGTAGTCCCAAGAAAGAATCCGCCCATATAGAAAGCACCTGCTCCAGCTGCGGAATCGTCCCAGACTCCAGTACCACTGACAAGTGTATTTGATGCAAGTTTTGGATTTATAACATCAATGGAACAATAGTTGCCCTGCGTTGAATTTGCTTCTGCTCGCAAGAAATCTAATTTTGTTTGGCTAAGACCAGAGTTAAATGGTGAACCGTAGATTGCATAAGCGGCGGAAGTATTATCCGTACCGCTTGTGCTAAAACGCAACCAAGTCGAAGCGCCTACGGTTGCCGTAACAATATTAAAAATAATTCGATAAGCGTCATACGTTGTTGTAAAGTCTGCCGTGCGCGATACTGAACCAACCGCCGAAAATCCAGCTTGATAGATTTTTGTCATTCCAGATGTGCTAACAGGAGCAGCCCATTTCAATCCAGTTGCGGCAGATGAATCAGCTGTTAACACTGTGTCATTTGCACCGACAGCTAAACGACTAAAAGTGTCTGCACCTGTTCCACCGATTAGATCGCCTTTAGCGTCGATAGCCGTAGCCATTGAATTGGTAATAGTTACATCTCCCGAAGTGCCACCGCCCGAAATGCCTGTGCCAGCAGTGACTCCTGTGATGTCTGCACTCGTAGGTGCAACCCAAGTGAAATCCATGTCGGTAGCGGAAGTCTTGGAAAGAATTTGCCCAGTCGTGCCACCTTTTAGATCTGCCATTGAACTATCGACAGATTGACCAAAGACTTCAAAGTCTGCTGGCAAATCGGTCACCAGATCCGTAGCTGTTGGCATTACCCAGCCGAAATTGCTTGTTGGATTGCTCATGTTTTCTCCTTAAGCGACAATCGTCGCATCTTCCCATGTGAGTGTTGGATTGATTGTGTTCCATTGTTCCGTGATTGGTACGTCGTTCCACCTCATTGCCTGAAGGCTAAACGAAATCGGTGAAATAGTCATGCTGACACTCACTTGGTTATATGCAGCTCTGAATGTCCAGCCCTCGACGAATCCGAGATAAGTGCCTGAATTCATGTTAAGTGGCAAGTCAGCGATAGACACTGGCATACCCATAAAGACCGAAATCAGATTGTCGCGATCCGAATCGTCAATTTCTGGATTTGTTAGCTCATAAGTTATGGCATTGAAATTGGGCTCTGGATAAGCTCTAAGTCCCAAATAGAAATCTGCTTGATCTTCTGCATCCGCACCCTTGTGCAAAGTTGTGGTGATGATTTGTGCAAGTTGTCCATAGAGCCCGATTGATGTTAAATCTATTGCGCTCTTTTCTGACGATGATGTCGCACCATATTGAATCGTGATTGAGTTTCGAACATCGCCAGCGCGCGTCTCGATTCGAAGCCCTGAGCCAATGGCATGATTTGCTGATAAATCAACATAACCATTCGTTGCAAGATATTGACTGCGATGAGTTGAGTCTGCATAGGAAATTTGCCCATTAGCATTCTCATAAATGTATCCAAGTCCTGAAGTCGCCAAAGCTGAAACCAAAGAATAAACATCTGTGCGAGATGAAGATCGTGCAGCTAATTCATAATTGCCTGGGCGGTCTATTTCACCAAGCCCCGAATTTTCTGCATCTTGCCATTGAACCGTTGGATCATAAGTTGCCCAAGTCAATGCCTGTGGGACTTCTTCCCATGAATCAAATAAGACTTCTTTGAGAACATCATAAATCTGATCTCCATCAAATTCTTTTGGCAAGACTCCATCAGTCAATGCTTTTGGCAATCTGGCAAGTGCTCCAAGTGCAATCACATTGATTCGTTGCGTGTAGCCCACGTTTCCAATTTCAGCCACCGAGATTCCAACCTGAACGACTGAGCCGCCAAAGATTGGGACGAAAGTATTTGTTGAATCTTTGAGAGATATTGTTAGCGAATCATTGATTTGAATTGGCACGTTAGCTTGATTGAAATTGACTATATCAAGATTGATATAACCTGCATTTGCTTGTTGATAGATATTTGTGCGCCCTGAAGTGATTGTGCATGTTGCCAAAGTTGCACCCGTATAATTCACGCCAGCAATAGTTAATTGCCAGACTGGATTCCAAAGCGTCATTTCACCAGCACGAAGTTATTCGCGCCCCCAGTGCCTCGATATGATGAATTGTTCACTGTGTCCACGATGACGCGTGCAGCCGCCTCTGGATCACCAACCACGCCCATATAGACGTTCACGCCGCCTGAATTAGTCCCAAAGCCTTGACCGCCAGCCCCAGCGGCTCCTGCGCCCATTGCTGCGAGAGCTTGTGCGTATCCTGAAACTCCAGCGACTTGGATATTTTGTGAAATGTTTGATGTGGCTTTTGCAGCTGCTCCAGCACTAGATCCAACCGATGATGGCACTGAGCCACCCCCGCCACCGCTGTCGCCCATAGATGGCACGACGATTGTTGGTGTTTTGATTGTAGGCGCAACGAATACGGATCCCACATATCCACCGCCAGCACCGACTCCCGTCGTGCCAGTCGATGGTGCTTTGACTAATGATGCAGATAACTCTGTCGCATTCATTCCCCATTTCTTTGGATCAGTGATTGCACCCAAGAGCCCAAATGTAAATGACGCAAATTTGACGACTTTATCCAAAGCTTTGATGATGGTGTCAAGCCATCCCACTAATGTTGCTAAGCCCGAAGATTGTCCAGTGTTAGCATCGTTATTGAATACGCTAAATAAACCCTCAAAGCTTTTTCCCAACGATCTGACGGATGTACCGAATGTGTAAGCTACCAGCTGAGTGTTAGTGAAACCTTCTGTGATGCCTTCTTTACCATTCAATCCTTCTGCAAATGCTCCAAATGCTGGCACGACTTCCCGATTGATGTAGTCAATCAATTTTGTGACTATAGGCAATAAAGCAAACCCGATTGTTTCCTTCGCTTCATCTAATCCAATTTTCAATCGTGCAATTTTGCCTTCGTAAGTCTCTGCATTTGCCGCAGCTGCTCCACCGAATAAATCTGATAGTTTTGTCGTGACTTCTGTGAATGACATTGACTTCAATTCAGCAGCACTTAGCCCAAGTCCTAATTTGCCAAGAGACGCCGCATTCCCGTCGTAGGCTTTGGAAATTGCATTTGACACCGCTTCGAGTGGCTTACCCGTTGCCGTTGAAACGTCCAAAGCTATTGAAAGTAAATCCTGAGCTTTTGTTATGTCGCCAGTTGAAAGTGCCAATCGTGAAAGAGCTGGACGCAATTTGTCATCTGCAACGCCAGTGGCTAGTGACATCTTGGTTATCTGATCCTCAACGGATTGGATTTGCTCAACCGTTGCGCCTGTGACCGCTTCTAAAGTCCGCGCCAGTTTTTGCTGAGCAGCATCATCTTCGATGGCAGCTTTGACTCCATCGATTCCAATCTTGATGGCATAAGCTCCAGCAGCAACGGCGGCAGCGGCAAACGCCAATCCAGCCTTTTTGCCGAAATCACTCATCTTGTTAGATGAATCCTCGACATCTCCATTTGCAGCTTTGAGCGATTTGTTGAGCTGATCTACATCAGCCAGAATCGAGAGTTTGAGCGTGCGTGAGCCTGTTGCCATTAATCGAACTCCTTTAAGATTCTACTGAACGCATTCTCCCATTCATTCAAGATATATGGTTGCTCGGCGCGCAAAGTCGGATAAATGAACCATCCCTTTGAACCTCTTCCAAATTTTCCAGACCAAATTGGGAACTGTCTAAATTTATTAGATCCGAATTCATAACCAGCCCATAACTGTTGAGTAGTACCGCCGCCAGAAAATTTCTGACGCGCAAAGCCAATGGAAATATCTCCAGTCTTTGAACTCTTGGAAACCGTTGCACCAGTCGCAATTCGAATTGACGCCAAATCGCGGGTTAATGCTTTGTCCACAATTCTGCCCTGAAGATAAGTTGCCAATGCATTTGATTCTTGTTTTGCAGCCGTGATCGCTTCTTCGCTCATGCCTTTGAAAGCTTTGTAAATGCCGCGCAAATCTTCCTTGTTATAGGCGATTGCTTCATCCGCCATTGCGCTTCTCCAGAATCTCGATTGCTGTGAGTACGTCCTCGGCTGTCTCAAAGTCTCTGGGATGAAGCCCCGTTGAAAGAGCTAAATCCCAGAGCGTTCGATTCAAGCTTCCGACGGCGTAGCTTTTGGGCTCTGATCTTCACCAACCGTAACTTCACTGACCGTTTCACACCATGCATCGTATGGCTTGACTGGCTTGCCACCAGACTCGCGCTTCATAGCGTGATAAGCCAGAAATAGCAGATCGCTTATTCCGACTTTATCTTGCATTTGAGAAACGATGAAACCAGTCTTGATTTCCCATTTCGCAAATTCTGGTGGTTGTGCTGTGTACGTTTCCGCTGTGCCGCCTTGATACTCGATTGTGATTTGTAGTTTCATGCTCCCGATTCCTTATCTGTTAGCTAATTGTTAGAACTGGTGTTGTCACACATGTAAATGATAGTGAGACGGTCTGTGCATCTGGAGCTGTGCCGCCAGCACTTGGAAGAATTGGCTGGACAGTGAAAGCAAATGACGCACCTGTGTCCGCTACGAATACGACTGGAAGTGCAGTGTTTGGTGCTGATGTTGCAGCTGTCCAAAGACCTTCGCAGAGTGATGATGCTGCGCCCCAGTCAGCAAGCATTTCGACGGCAAATGTGCCCTGAGTGTCTGTTGTGTAATACGCTTTTCCATCAAGTGTCTGATATGTGTTAATGGTTGAATCGACTGTCAATGTTGCTGAAGTCGCTTGGGCATCGAAATTATCACTGTCGATTGTGAAAGTGATGTCTCTGCCAGTGATGATTGACGTTGCCATTTTTGCTCCTTAGTTATTTTCCTGTGTGTAGTAAGTTGAAACGGAAATGTCAGACATCAAGAATGACCCCGTTCCCACGTTCATGATTGATGGACGCTCGACGTTTCCGACGACGTAACCCGATGGCATTGCACCGAGAATCTGAATTGCTAATTGCTCCAAATTGTCCAGAGCTCCAGCGTTATTGTTATATGCAACAACGGCAGAAATGATGAAATTGATTTTGACTTTTGTAACCGCGCCATTGACCAGCAAGCTTTCCATATAAGGTGAATCAGCAATAATCACGCACGCTGGTGCGATGATGGCTTCTGGTGGCGATTGATAGACCGAAGCTGTGACTGATGCCAGAGCTGTTGCCAATGGAGCACGCACATCGGCTTGAATAGTGGTTGGTGTGGGCATTATTGAGCCATCGTATCCACGTCGATGAATGGGCTTAGAAGTCCAATAACACGGCTTTGAAGCGAGCGTCCAAGCACGAACGGTGATGGCTGGAAATTCTCACTTGTTGTCATGTTGCCTGAAGCCGTTACTGATTGAAAGATTTCAACCGAGACGACCAGAATTGCTGATTTGACTGGTGGCACGGCTGCGTAAAGCTCTGCCGATGATGCGCCATCAAGTGTTGCTGTGCCAGACGGAATGATGACATTGAGCACGCGATCTGCTTCCAAAGTTGCCACGCTAAATTGATACGCGTTGAAAGTGTCCGCTGTGATTGTGTATGTGTCATCTAAGTCGCCGCAACCAGCCACCACCACTGACTGACCCACCGCAAAGAAACATGGACGGATAGTCGTAAAATACGCGACTCCAGTATCAATGCGAGTCGTGGCGATGGCTGATTGGTATTGCGTCAATAAAGGCAAAATTGTCAGCTCAGCTGAATCAATAATCTGATCCAAGTAAACATCTGAATAAAGAGATTCAGAGACGCCCAGCACCGTGCGAAGCTCGTCCGCTGTGATGATATTTGGCATCTCTGATCCCCTATTCTGCTCGGCTGCACTCGGGAGCGAATACAGCCGATGATTGATTTATTTGATTAATCTGCGAAAGCGTATGCTCCAGCGGCGATTTTCGTGGCTGTCGCCCCGTAACCGTACATAAGGATTCCAATGCTTCCATCTGAAATCACATTGGTGCGTAGCTCTAAGCGTGGGCTCTCATACCATGTGTAGGCATCACGATTGATGACGTACATTGAATTGTCGCCTGTGCCAGATAGTGCTGTATCAACCCAAAGATCGATTCCATTTACTGAACCGCGCAAGCTGCGTGGCTGAGCATTTCCAGCTGCGTTCTGTGGCTGAAGTGCGTTGTAAATTGGGCGTCCATCAACGTTGAATGACATGATGCGTCCCCACATTGCTGGAGAGACAACGATTGCATCAGCGAATTTGAAAGTGTTTGAATAAACGCTAACAGCTCCAGCTGAAACCCAAGCAAGCAATTCTGCCGCTGTGATGTCTGAGCCGTAGCCTGTTGCTGTCTTTGTTGCACCAGCGATGATGATTCCTGAATTGTACGCGTTTGTTGCGCGTGCATATTGAGCACCGAGAGCAGAAATCAATTCTGTGAAGAATAGTGGATCAGAGCGATCTGCAAGCTCTACTGACATGACCTGAGAGCCCTTGAATGACTTGACATCCACATCAATGAATTCAGTCTCCATGACTGTTGGTGTGACTGCATCAAGCTCATCAATTTGAGCTACAGCTGGAAGCTGTGTGACCTTTGGAATTTGAAACACGAGTCCAGCTGATGGAAGTGTGCCATTCGAAATTGAATCAATCGACGCACGTACTGAATCAGAAAGACCGTTAACTACTTCACGAAATTGACGTGTAGGAATTAAGCCTGGGTTATCTGTTGTAGCTGTTGCAGCCGCAATGAATGAACGTGATTCTTCTGATCCACGCGCTGCTGCGACTGAGTGCATCAAGTAAGTCTCTGGTGAAACCACTGGATTGCGAGTTGCGATGAAGTTAACAGGCTTTGCGATCGACGCTGCCTGAATTGGTGCTGAAGCCTCTACCGTTTCAGCGGTTGGCTCTGTGACGGTGTTTTCCACGACGTCTCCTTCTGTTGGTTGTGGTGTGGCTTCTGCATCATCGGTTGATGACTCAGAATCTTCTGGTGATGTTGTCGCCGCGACATTTGAAACGCGAGCCGAATCGAAAGCTGGATTGTGCGTCAATGCGACGCCTACAATTTCAGCTGAACTCACAATCATCGTTCCATCTTTTGCATGAGTAAAATCTTTTGCATTCGCCTCAACACTGAACCCGTCGCGCAATCCATCGATTGCTTCTTGGATGGCATCAGATCCAGCTGTTGTCTTTGAGATTTTGAACGTTGCATTGATTGACTTCCCATCTGGTGCAAATTCCATTGACAGAGTTTTGCCGATTGGACGCGATGCGTCATGCTCTAAATTCAATTTTACATTTGATGGATTCAATGATCCAGATTTGAACATGACTTTGCCAGTCGATGCATTTGCTGGTGTATCAAATGCAACGATTTGTCCAGTGATTGTGCGAGCTTCTGAATCTGCCGCTGTGATTGTGAACGGTGTTGTTACCTTCATGTGATCATATCCTCTGCTTGACGAATCTCATCGACTGTCAATGCTGGTTGTCCAGTAACAGGATCGACGATGGAATTGAGTACCTTGTAAATGTTTGCACGTTCCAATTCAGATCCGCGCAAATAATCTGATAAATCAAATTTCACTTCTTGTGATGATGGTACGAAATCTGGCATTGAGAGTCGCTCGGATATGCTCGTCATCAGCGGAATCAAAGAGAAATCCAGCAAAGTCTGACGCTGATTAACAGCGTTAGAGTAAGTCATTGAAGATCCTGTTTCCGCATCGATGTAATACGCTGGAATTCCAGTGGCGCGCGCAATCTCTGTTGCGATGTATGAACGAGCAGCCGATAATTGTAATTTCTCAGGGTCGAAGCCCACTGTGGTGAGCTCTACGTCAGCATTGAGAAACGCAGTGCCGCGAGTGCGTCGCGCTGCTCCCCAAGATTCGAGAAGTTTTGCAATTCTGTCAGCTGGTAGAGCTGTGCCATTTGATTTCAAGACCATCGCTGGAATTGGCTCGCGTGCATACATCGCCGCTGCTTTTTCTAATTCTGCACCTGTTCGAATTGTTCGTCCAGCACGATTGAGAAGTCCTTCATCGACTCCGTTAAACACGACGAGTGATCCGAGTCCAGAATTTGGCACTGGTGAACCGTCCACCATGTAATACTCAATCTCTGTCGCCAATGAATTTGTTTGGATAGTGACGCGCGATGGCGAAACTCTTTGAACACTTCGCACTCGTAGCGTGTCGCTGAATTGCTCCATAATCTGCCAGTACGCGTAACCGTAGAAGAGTAAATCTTCACACGTCCAGACATAAGTCGCAGATCCTGGAATTCTTGGATCTGGTGTGCGGATAACTCTTGGAGTGCCATCTTCAATCTCCATCCCAGTGCTGCGATCAATTACTTCAAGACCGATGCTGGAGATACTGGAGCAAATTATATTTCTAGCGCGGGCACACGATGGCACCGACATCGCTTCTTCGCGTGTAGCTGTTTGTGCACCGCCGAAGAATGGAGTCAATGAATCCAGAGATGTCACTGGTGCAAGAGAAGCAGCCACGTCGATTCCCCGTTGCGGCGCAGCTACTTCAATCTTGCGAGTTGCAAAGATGTCGAGAATTCCCATGCGGAAATTTTCCCATTCTTTTACCGCTAACCGACGAGAATATCAATCTCCGTCTCTGGGCGTGTCGCAAAGTGAGAAACGAGAGCCACTGCCACAGCCGCGCAAATTGCGGATTGGCTGGCTCTTCTTCCCATTACCCAGCCGCCATCACCGCGACGAAGCTGCACAGCTGAAAGCATTTGAGTCGTGAGTTCTTGTTGTTTGCCAGAATGTTTCAATCGTTGGGAGTTGATTGCACCCAGCATTTCATCACAGCTTTGTGGATATGAAGCGTCCATGTCAAAGATTGGAATTCCTGCTGGTACGAGTCGCGCCGCTACCGCACCCGATGTCCGCTTTGAATAAAGCAAATACTCAATCGGGAATTTGCGGCAATAGGGAGCAACATCATTTGCAATGGCTTTGTCATCGAGTTGAAGAGGATTTGTCCAAGTGTGCAAGAGCTTGACGACGAATTCTTCTGATCCAAGCTTTTGCGCTCCCACCAATGCTCCGTGTTTTCTGTCTGGGCTCAAATCGAGTCCCAGCCATGTCAGCTTCTCTGGATCTAAGTCCACAGAATCATCAACGCACTTTTGCCATTCAGCTGCTCCAACGCAGCTTGAAATTGTTGTGACCCATCTGCAAAGCACTTCCGTCATCACGACATCTGGTGGATCATTGAGAACCGCCTTGATGTTGTCGATGTGGATGGTGTGACCCAATGCAGGATTTGCAGATTTCCAATTTTCTTGATCCGTGATGTCATCTGTTGCACCAGACCATTCAGCATAAAAGATGTCATCGGCTGCGCCAGCCATTGCAGCGAGCGCACGCTCACGCGCAAGATTCAATACAATCGAGTGTGAGTCTCCAGCATTTGTGAACGCGTTGATGCTGGGATTTTTCGCAGCCATCAATGTGTAACGAAGAGACGCAAAGCTTTCGAGATCGTGCATTTCTCGAAGCTCATCAAGGTGAACCGTCTCAGGCTTTGAAAGTCCACGCGCTGCACTACCGCCAGCCTTGATGACGAAGCGGCATCCGTCCAGAGTTTCAATTTCTTCGTTACCGTGTTGCCAGCGGATTCGCTTCACACGCTTTGCCAGATCATCATGGCTTTCAATAATTGTGACTAGCTGTCGAAATTGCTCCAGCGATGTCACCAATCTGTGAGCCGATGCCACTTGAAGAGATTCATTCCAGTGGAAGAGCTTCATTGCGATCAGTGCGAGCATGTATGTGCTCTTGCCATTCTGACGAGCCACGCAAGTGATGTTGAATGGTGATGCCCAGCGTCCATCTGGCTTGACCTTCAAGCTGTGCTCAGCCAGCCATATCTGCCACGGCATGAATCCTTCTGGGAGAATGACCTTAGCGAAATCG